GTAGAAAATAAACATCAAATTTTAATTACGGGCGGTAATGGTTATATAGCTAAAAGCCTATATAATTCTTTTAAAGATAAATACCATGCAGTTTCTATTGCCCGCCAAGACTTTGATCTAACAAACTCATTTGAAACATTAAAATACTTCTCAAACAAATATTTTGATGCAGTTATACATTGCGCTGTGAGCGGCGGTAGCCGTCTTAAACAAGAAACCTGGAGTGATATGGATAGTAATATTAAAATGTATTACAATCTATTAAATTGTAAAGATAAGTTTGGAAAATTAATTCATTTTGGTTCGGGAGCGGAAACAAATGCTCCCGAATCACCGTATGGGCTAAGCAAAAGAGTTATAGCTAATTCTATTTCAGAACAAAAAAATTTTTATAACATTAAAATATTTGGCGTTTTTGATGAGAATGAATTACCAACTAGATTTTTAAAAGCCAACATTTTAAGGTATATTAACAGGCAGCCAATCGAAATCCATGAAAATAAACGGATGGATTTTTTTTACATGAAAGATTTGACAACCCTCGTAGACCATTTTTTGACTCAAGAAGAGAGCGAAAAAAATGTTTTTTGCTCTTATGAGCAGTCTTACTTTTTATCAGAATTAGCTCAAAAAATAAACGATTTAGATTCTCACAAAGTCGAGATAATCAACGCAAACAAACAAGGTGCAGATTATAATGCTTCTCAGCAAGAAAATGGAAAATTTGCATTTGAATTTATAAAATGCATTGGAATCGAAAATGGTATAAAAATGACGCACCAAAAACTCAAATCGCAATATGCAAAAATACATTACGCAGATAATGAGTCCAGATGAAGGTTTTGGCGCTTATATGAGCACACTGGCTTCAGTGTATTGCGTGTCTACATACTCACGCTTAAAACCAGCATTCATTAAAAATCAAAAATCAGATGCTCTTTTAAAGTTTAACTCTGGAGTAGAAGAAGCAATAGATTTTGATGAAGCATTTCCAAATTTATCCGAATATTTTAGCGTATTGCAAATTGCTAAAAATGACATAAAGCTAAGCTTTTTTCACACTATCAACACTTCAGTTTTACCACCTCATCATGCTGCTTATTTTATTGACTCTTCAATTCGTAATGAAAGGCCAAAGAATATATTACTAGACTCATTTGTTGTTTACAACAATCTATCCTCTCACATAGGCAAACTCAAAGAAATATTTACCTTCAGCGACTCTATAACGCAAAAAGCAAAAACCTTAATGCCGCAGACTTCTAAAAAACTGATAGGAGTTTCTACTAGATATTTAAATCCTGAAAAAAAACATCCAAAAGAGGCACATATACTAAGCCTTGGGTTGGATTACTATAAAAAAGCATTTTCTTATTTCAACGACAAAGAATGCTTATTCATAGTTTCTGGCGACGATCCTAATGAACCGAAAGAATTTTTTAAACCATTATCTGATAAGTATGATATTTGCTATCTTCCCAGAATTCATTCGGCCATCGGCATGTGTTTGTTTTCTATGTGCGACGGCATTATAAATTCAAATAGTTCTTTTTCTTTTTGGGCATCTATTTTGAACGATACGGCCAGTCAGATGCAGCCAGTTCCGATTATATGCTCACATAATTTTTTAATCGACGGCATTTCTATTAGCGAGCATATGAACGGGAAATGGTATCCTAAAATTTGGACAGCTCTTTAATAAAAATTATGAAAAAAATATTAATTACCGGTATTCTAGGTCAAGACGGAGCGAATATGGCAGAATATTTGTTAAAGAATACCGATTATAAAATTTTTGGCATGATGCGTCGAAGCTCAAATCCCAATCTAACAAACATAAAAGCTTTTAAAGATAACCCCAAATTTAAATTGGAATTTTTAGATCTTTCCGATTCGAATAGCGTAGAAACCGCAGTAAAAGAAATTCAACCTGATTATTTTATCAATTTTGCCGCAAATAGTTTTGTGGGTATTAGCTGGAAAATGCCAGAGCAAGTTATGGATGTGAACGCTCTTGGAGTATTAAGATGTCTTGAAGCTATTAAAAAATTTAAGCCAGACTGCAGATTTTATAGCGCAGGATCAAGCGAAGAGTGGGGTAATGTAGACTACTCCCCGCAAGACATAAAACATCCAATTAAACCAAGAAGCCCTTACGGGGCTTCGAAAGCTGCCGCAAGACACATTGTTAAAGTTTATAGAGAATCATACAACCTTTATGCGGTCCACGGGATACTCTTCAATCATGAAGGAACAAAAAGAGGAGAAGAATTTGTAACCAGAAAAATATCAAAAGGAGTAGCTAGAATTTATCACTCAATTCTAAACTCAAAAAACGTCGACCCAATCGAGCTTGGCAACTTAGAAGCGAAAAGAGACTGGTCGGATTCCAGAGACTTCGTTAGAGGGGTGTGGTTGATGTTGAATCAGGAAAGAGACATGGTAGAAACTGACGGAGTAAGACACCCAAGAGAGGTTTTGTGCGGGACTTTAGAATCCATTTGGCCCAAGTGGTATCCCAAAGACTACGTTCTCGCCAGCGGAGAAACCCACAGTATTAGAGAATTTGTAGAAAAATCATTTCTTTGCGCTGGTTTAGAGGGTTTTTGGGAGGGTTCAAAGGAAGAAGAAAAATATTATTTAATAGGATGTACTCGCGAAAAAATCGCAAAATTTGAGCCATGCTTAGTTAAAATAAATAAAGAATTCTATCGCCCAGCAGAAGTCGATCTGCTTCTTGGAGATTCTTCCCCCATAAGGCGAGAGCTTGGTTGGTCGCCTAAAATTTCATTTGATGAGTTGGTGAGATCCATGGTAGAATTTGACATTGCTAATTTTTCTTGACACTCAGCCAAACATCAGGCATAATATGCTTACTGATGAAGAAGGCTAAATCTAAAAATCCAAAATTTTTAGTAGTAAAATTTGTGGACTACAAAAAGCTCTCGAAGCCAGATTGGGCCAGAGAAGTTAAAATAGCAAAAACCCTCATTGAAAAAAATTTACAAATTTATATTAAAATTCAGCTGGATTTTAAACTAAACTCACTAGCCTGGTTCTTATCTTCAGAAGGAAAAGCATTTGTTGCCAAATACGAACGCGAACTTAAATTAAATTTACCCACGCCTCAATCCGTCATTCTATCAGACAAATCTTTCGGTGAATCTCTTCACCTTAAAAAGAAGCCCCAAACAATAAAAGATTTTATAAAATAATATGGGAAGACCACCAAAATCAAACAGTTCCGTGAACTCTCAACTCGAAGAGTATCTTAAAAAGAACTCTGATTATCATTACGCTGGAGAAGAAGAGATTGACTATGTTGTAAGCAGCGGTAGTTTAATCATGGATATTGAGATGGGCGGCGGAATTCGACCCGGAATCATTCGCTCTTCTGGAGTAACAGAGGGAGGAAAAACCTCCAACGCTCTCGCTTTTGCTAAAAACTTTCAAGAAACCCATCCAAACGATGGGCAAGTAATTTACATAAAGTCAGAAGGAAGACTAAGCAAAGACCTCATTGAAAGATCTGGCGTTTCTACAGACGATTCCAGATTTAAAATAATACCCACCAATGACTATGAGTTTGTTATAGACTTGATGAGAAATTTGATTCGAGATAACCAAGAAAAGAAACTGTATTTTTTCGTGCTAGATTCTTTGGACGCATTAGTGCCTAGAAATGATTTATTAAAATCAGCGACAGAAGCAAACAAAACCGCAGGTTCCGCGCTATTAACTTCTGACCTTTTGAGAAAGATGGCGGCGGGTTTTTCTAGCCGTGGCCACATATGCTTCATTATCTCTCAGGTAAGGTCAACTATAAAAATTAATCCTTATGAAAAAGGAGATCCAAAAGTCACAAACGCTTCGGGCGGCAATGCGGCTCTACATTACAGCGATTGGATTCTTGAATTTCAACAGAGATACCAAAAAGATATTATCAAAGATAAAGATGACAAACCCGTAGGGCATTGGTGCAAAATTATTTTTAGAAAAACTCCCAATGAAAAAACCGGTATTGAAGTTAAATATCCAATTAAATATGGGCGTAAAAACGGTCAAAGTATATGGATTGAATATGAGGTTATCGATTCTTTGCTAATGTTTGAGATGGTTTCCGCTAAGGGCGCATGGGTTACCGTGTCTGACGAAGTTATTTCTGAAGTAGAATCTGCAGGACTTAAAATTGAAAAGCAGCATCAAGGGATGGATAACTTTAGAATGTATTTAGAGTCTAATCCTGACTTGTGCAAATTCTTTTTTAATAAATTTAAAGCGGCACTTAAAAAATGAGACTTTACAATATAAATGGTAAATTAATATTTCGTAATGTTTCCAAGCAAAGAATTCAATGGGAAAAGCCTTCAAGATCAAAAGTTCAATTTCAAGTAAAGCAATTTTTAAAGCAGTTTTGGATAAATAATATAGTCTACGAAGAGTTTCCGGTTTACGGCTCAAGAATGAAGGTGGACATATTAAATGCCACCAAGAAAATAGCAGTGGAGGTTAATGGAAAACAACATGACAAATTTAATTCTTTTTTTCATAATGACTCTAGGTTAAAATACTTAGAATCTATAAAAAGAGACTCGGCAAAAGCCAAATGGTTGGAAGATAATGGGTTTACCTTAATAGAAATAAACGAAGAAGAGGTCGATAAAATTTCTACAGATTTGTTTATAAAAAAATACAATATCGATTTGTAATGTGTATTATAATATGATGGCAAAAAAGAAATTTAAGTTTCCGAGAGAGTTGCTCGAACAAATAAACGAATGCTCTTTTGGAGGGTTTCTTCTTTTTAATTTTAACGAAGATGGCGAGTTTCAAACATTTGGCATGTTTGATAGCAAAATCCACGCCCAAGCTATGGAAAGAAACCTAACGATGACGATGAAAGCTCTTGAAAAAACGCAAATAGAAACAATGTCAAAAACCCTCGACTTAGACGATGACGAGCGGGGACCAGAAGATCCTGGTTTTAAAATTTGACCAACCATAGCAAAGACTGCAAAATCATCTCATGGAAACTAAAGAACTCTTTTCTTTAAGAGTCGAGAAGCATGTGCTCGGTGGGATATTAAATCACCCAGAAATATTTGCTGAGCTTGATAACTTTCTATCTGAAAGTGACTTTTGTAACAAAGTCCACTCTGTTATTTTTCTTTGCCTAAAAGAAAAATTAAATAAAAACGATAAGATTGATAAGGTTATTCTTTGCGAGAAAATTCAAGCTCTTGGAATTTCTTTCAAGGATGAAATTTCAATCTACGATTACATCGAGAGCGTAGCTTTTACTCAAATAGCAAAAGAAGCAGTTATTGAGGCGGCAAAGCACCTTGTCTCATTAAGAATCCGGAGAGAAATCGTAGAAACTTCTGGTAAAATAAAAACAAAAGTTCTCCAAAGCGCAGATCAGCCAATACAGGAAGTTTTAAATGAAGTCGATAAAATATACGGAGAAAAAATAAATTCCTATAGCGTTCACGAGCAACCCAAGAATCTTTTCGACGGTCTAGACGTTTTAGTTGAAGAACGCGGAGAAAACATTACCGACGACCCAGGATTTCTTACTCCTTACGTAGAGTTTAACAGACTCTACGGCGGGCTTAGATCAAAAAATATATACGCTATCGCTTCTCGGCCTGGAGAAGGTAAAACCACTTTTCTTAACGATTTAGCAATGAAAACCGCTAAGAAAAATAATTTGAAAGCTTTGATTTTGGATACGGAAATGAGCCGGGAAGAGATGCAATTCAGGATGATGTCTTCAGTTTCTGGCGTTCCGCTTCATTTCATTGAAACCGGAAAGTGGCGAAGATCAGAAGCGTATGTCAAAAAAATTAGAGATTCGTATCCAGCCATAAGGCAAATGCAATACGATCACTTGCATGTTGGCAACAAAGATATTGATGAGATATGCTCCCTGACAAGAAGGTGGCACCTCGCAAATGTGGGAAGAGATAATCCATGTATCATAGTTTATGACTATATAAAATTAACCGGAGAAAAAGTTGGACAAAACTGGTCGGAGTACCAAGCGATTGGTCAAAAAGTTGATAAAATAAAAAAACTAGCTGAAGAATTAAACTCTCCAATATTAACAGCAATTCAATTAAATCGTAGCGGCGAAAATACAAACAGGTCTTCTCAAAATGTAACAGACGATGCGTCGGCTATTTCTATTACCGATAGACTTTTGTGGTTTACTTCATTCATGGCCATTTTCAGAAGGAAAACTACAGACGAAATAGCTTTAGATACCACAGAGTCCGGTACTCACAAGCTTATTCCACTAAAAACTAGATTCCAAGGAGAAAACGCGGCTGGTCATTTTGATTTAATAAAAAGAAAATTCCCAGATGGTTCTGAAAAATTTGTCAAAAATTACCTTAATTTTTTAATTAAGAACTTTGAGGTTTCTGAACTTGGCTCAGTTCAAGATGCGATTGATCGCCAGAATGCTCAAGTTGATATCAAAGATTCAAACGACACCAGCGATGGAGATCTCATATAACATGGAAAACATCAGAGCGGTTCTTGAGGAGATGGGATACGTTTTAATTGAAAGCGGAACTCATTACAGATCCAAACCGCTATACCGCGAATCTGGGAGTAACGGGGTTTTGTCCATAGAAAAATCTACCGGCAGATGGTATGACTTCAAAGAAAGAATTGGTGGTTCATTTGATGAGTTAGTCAGAATAACTTTAAATTTGCCTTCCCTAGATCATACTAAAAAATGGCTCTCTGGTAAAATTAATTTAACTTCAGCGGTAGATAAAGAATCGCCGCTTATCAAAGAGCCTCTCGTTTATCCTGCGGAATATCTCAATAAACTTTATCCAGTCTATGACTATTGGCAAAACCGAGGAGTTTCGCCCGAGACATTAGCATATTTTAAATCCGGATTAGCAATCACAGGTAAAATGTCCAATCGTTACGTTTTTCCTATTTTTAATTCTAAGTCAGAAATTTTAGGATTTGCCGGAAGAGACATTTTAACATCAGAAGATTCTAATCGGCCTAAATGGAAACTCATAGGTAAAAAAAGCAACTGGTGCTAT